TTGTCTGGCACGCCATCTGAGTCTGAATCTCTATAGCTGATTAACACTTGGAAGTCATCAACATAGCCATCAGACTCCACAGGCTGTCCAGTGATTGTGGTATAGATATCTCCAGGCAGTGGTGATGAGCTGTCTGGTTTGGTATTTACTGCCAGCACATTAATAAAATCTTTGATGGTGGTGCCTGTGCGGCTGTCGTAAATCTTTTGATTTCCGTAAAAAAAGAATCTTGTTTGCAGTACTGATCCAAAGTAATAAGCAAGTCCTCGAAATGTGATTGTGTATTTGTTGTCCACCGCCACAAACTGTACCATCCAACTTGCATCTAAATTGTTTCCTGATGTGTTACCTGCATACGCTTGACTCCAAGTAGCATCAGCATCTAGATTGGTACTGGTAATAACATACCAAGTCCCGGCAGTGCCTGTAATGGCACCATCGTTATCATAGCCAAGACCAAAATTTCTGTACAACAAAATTTGTTGTGTCATTTGTTCTCTAATAGCAGGAGTCAAATCTGTAAGGAATACAGGAATAATACTATCCACCACAGCACCTGTAGGCACAAAGTTATTGAGTGCAATAGGGCCTTGGCCATTGGTTAAATTACCAATACCGTTATTACTGCCGTCACCTACTATGGCAAGTGGGCTGGCCCAAATTTCCAAATGGTCTTCGGGTCTAGTTGGCAGTCCTTGTTTCAATCTATTGTTTGCATCAAAGTAATACGGTTGTCCATTAATAACTGGAGGTATAAATTTAATTAAACTTTTTTGCACCACATACTTGAATGCAGTACTGCTAGAAGTTCCAACCATAACTGGCGTACCCAATGCATTTTGAAAATACCCTGTGGTTTCGTTAGCCAATGTTGTGCTTTGATTCCAAGTGCTTAGAGCAGTAACACCAGTGTTTACAGTTATTCTTGGAAAGTTTGCATAGTAAAACTGTTTGAATGTGGTATCAATAATAGCAGGCTGTACTTGGTTGGCAATGAGGTCAGCAATCTCATTACGATTGATCCAACTAAACAAAATACTAGGAAGAACATTGTTTTCCCACATAGCCCCGTCACTGGAAAATGTGTTGGTAGACGAATACTTGCCTGTGTTGTCCACAAGATCAAGATACCGACTAGTACCAATTGAGGCACGATTCACTGCTTTTGATTTAATAATAGAATTGTAAAGAGTAAACGGAAACAAGTTATAGTCTTCACCGTTGACCATGCGATTCTGTGTGTAGTATCTTGCTGGTGCACGTTGCTTGATAGCGTCAATGCTTTCACGACTTTGTGCATTGCTTACTGGTTGTGTGATACCACAAGTAAAAGTAATAGTTTGTAGGTTACCATTGCGGTCAATGTAACTGATAGGCAACACCACGTTCTGCATTTCAGCAGGATTGATAATGTATTGAAGGCCATTACTTGCACGAACATATGCACGGAAAATGCCCACTGGTATTTCTGAGAACACGCCATCACCGAACACCATGGTAATCTGATCATTGGTTCTGCTGGTCACAGAAAATATTGGTCTTAGAGCCGCAGTTTGTTCCGCAGCCGCTGAGTAAATGTTGTCAGTAAATGTCCACTCTCGACTGATGCTACCCACATTGTCTAACTGAAACAACCAACGATCTTCGTTGTTCACACCATCAATGTTGATGTTTACTGTGCGATTGGCAATGCGTTCAGCCAAGTTAAAATCTTGATTTTGCAATGTACCTTGTTTGAAAAAGAAGAAAAATCCATTGTTAGCACTTTGGTATCCTAACTTATCATTACGATACAATATATTGAATGTGGCATTGGGTTTTGGACTTGGTTCATAAATGTAGTCTCTGCCAGCTGTGGACGACGTTGTGGCTTCAAACGGCATGTTAACTCCATCCACTGTGGCAGTATACGGAATTACTGGCAAGAATCCTGGCACTAAGTTAATGCCATATTCATTGGTATCTACACCCAAAATGGTTTGACGATTAGCAGGACGGCCAATTTTCTGACTGCTGACCAAGGACGAATTCACAATAGCATTCCACTGTTCCAACCAGTCAAAGTTTGTGGGGTCAGCCCAGTTAACTGTGACGTTGGCTAGATTAACTCCGTTATAATCCACAACATTTTCTGTTGTGGTCACTGAGAATGCTTTGAGCAGGCCTTGGGCGGCTGTGTTGCGTTTGGCTGTATAGCTAACAAGATTGGCCAATCGTGTGACTGAATCTCTACGTTCTGCTGTGTCTAAGTAATTTTCACGAGTGTTTAGGTCAGTGCGGAAAGCCAGTGCCTGGCCCATAAACGCAATAACGTCTAATAACGCAATGTATTCAGATGATTCAATATAGTCGTTGAATGTTTCAGGATAGTACAAACGCAGATAATCGGTAAAACTCTTACGTAGAGTTTCAAAGTCATAACTTTGGAAGTCTGCTTCACGATAGGTTTGATAGATTTGTTTCCAATCTTCTACACCAAATATCGCTGTTTGTCTAGTGGTTTTTGCCATTGCGTCTGGGCCTTGTGTTCTTTATCTGTTATTTATACGGATAAAAAACGGCGTAGTTATACATAGCTGGCCGAACGGCTGACTTGGTTGAAGAATACGTTTAGTATTTCGGCATTGACTCCGCCTACAGTCTGTATTTCTAATTCAATCAGCATGCCATTTTCTTGTGGATATACATTGATGTTGCTGATGAATACTCTAGGATCACCGCCGGCCACTCGTTGCACTTCATTAATAATACCTTGTTGCACAGCATCAACTTGATTTTCAAACAGATAATTCCACAACACTGTGCCATACTCTGGACGGCCGGGCAGTTGGCCTTGACGAATGTTAAACGCATTCAAGAGATCACGTTTGACCAATTCAAAATCCACCAGTGTAAATTTTTTGTATTGATTCTGTGTGTTAAAGCCAACAAAGGTAGTCATGGAAATATTTATCCGCCTTGAGCTGGCCCATTATTAGGTGACGGATCAGGCCTTGGATAGCCTATTGCAGTGAGACTTGGCAGACCACGACGTAGTCGTTCGGCATTTACACGATCCCATACTGTTTCGTCATTACCGGTGTAAACTAAGTCTTCATCTTTGGTTTTGGCATAAACACTGGTTTCAATATTTAACGGCAAAATACTAGGCACTT